CGCCTGACGGAGTATCATTTACCAGTGATATGTTGAACTGGCACGAACTCAACGACATGATCGAAGAACTCTGATCTCCTTATTACTTAAGACCCACACACTTACTAACACTCTCATGACTCAATCACGCACCGTTACCTTCACTAACGTTCAGGACAATGTGGAGCGTACTGTAGAGTTTCCCACTATCAATCAAGCAATGCAATTTGTCACCACTTTGCATGTCGCTGGTGTCCAAGCAGTAGTTAATCTTCTCCCTGAAGATATCGCTGCCTGATATCACTCACTCCTGTCGCATGAGTATAAACTAGGCATTGACAGTTCACAACACTTTTCTTCTTTATTATGTCTAAGCAAGTTCTCATCTCCCTGCTCGCACAAGGTAACACTGGCGCTGAGATTCTTCAGATCCTGGATACTCTGAGCAGTGAGCAATCTTCGGAGGGTGCTTATAACGAACCCACTGCAGATATGATCGAGTTCTGATAACGTGGTGGGGCACTGATTGACTTCGGTGCCCCTTTATGTTATGATTGGTGATATCAGTGATCCGGCAGTGTTTCTGCGCGGTTCTTATAGGCGTTGTGGCGGCGTTGTCCCGTTTATAAAAATCGATAAGTCCCTAACCTACAGAGGTGACAAATCGCGAACGAACTATCAACCTCATTAAAATTTTCCGGAAGATATGAGAAGAACAAAAACCCCCTATTGGAATTTCTGGAAGGTTGTCTTTGCGGGATGGTTAATCAGATATCCAAAGAGTATGGGGAGAATTATATTCGTCCCTCTGGGATTTCTGATTGTTCTGATATATAATGCGGTAACAAAATAAAAAGAACTGAAAAAATTTCCGGAAAATATTTTTATGACTGAAAAGGTTTATCACATATATGCAAAGGATCGGTGCATATATTACAATCTCTCAGAGAGTAAGTTCTCTGAGACATGGGAAATGATACACAGAATGATTGATCTTCTTGATTTAGATCTTACAAAAGAAGATTTAAGTTATGAAGAACTTTATGTGAATAAGGAAGTATTACTCAATTCTTCACACTAATCACTAATTGACAAAAGCATATATAGACTGATAAAATTGATCTGAAGGTTCATTTAACTTATGGCAAAAGGATTTACAGTAAAAGCAGCAGCACCTAAGACCAACACTGACGATTGGGATTATGATGCGATTAAAGAAAGAATGAAAGGTAAGAGTATTATTTTCTGTCTTCCTGGCAGAGGATGTTCTTTTATCTTCCTAAAAGCATTTGTACAACTTTGTTTTGATCTTGTTCAAAATGGAATGAGTATTCAAATCTCACAAGATTACTCTTCTATGGTAAACTTTGCACGTTGTAAAGTTCTTGGTGCAAATGTACTTCGTGGTCCGAAGCAAATTCCTTGGGATGGTAAACTACAATATGATTATCAACTTTGGATTGACTCGGATATTGTCTTTAACACAGAAAAGTTCTGGCAACTCTGTGATATGGCTCTGAATGAAGAAGGAGAAGAGAAGGAAGTGGTTGCTGGTTGGTATGCCACAGAAGACGGACACACAACCTCAGTAGCACACTGGTTAGAAGAAGACGACTTCCGCAAGAATGGTGGAGTGATGAATCATGAAACCGTTGAGTCTATCTCAAAGCGTAGAAAGCCTTTCACAGTGGATTACACTGGTTTTGGTTGGGTACTGATTAAGAAGGGTGTCTTTGAGAATCTCGAATATCCTTGGTTTGCTCCTAAGATGCAAGTCTTTGAATCTGGTGCAGTTCAGGATATGTGTGGTGAGGATGTTTCATTCTGTCTTGATGCAAAAGAGGCAGGCTTTGAAATCTGGTGCGATCCTCGTATTAGAGTTGGGCATGAAAAAACTCGCGTAATCTAATGGAACGAACTTACAATCTTTTATACAAAGGTCGTAAAATTTATACTGATCTCACTATGGAAGACTGTAGTGAGATCTTACAAGACTTCTCAGAGCGTTTTTACTCGGGAGAAGACATTGATCCTAATGAACTAGAAATGGAGGAAATTGTAAATGGCTAAAGGTGGATCGAATAAGACTATTTTTGAACCAGGAGCACCAAAGAAGACTCGTCAAGGACGTTCTCCTCGTACACTCCTCAGTCCAACCTCTCGTAATGGACGTAAGAAAAAGTATCGCGGTCAAGGACGGTGATTCAACTTAATCCTCAAATCCCAGTCATTACTCCAAAAGGTAATGGCTGGGCTTTTTTTATGATTGATCGATCTCAAGAACATGATCTTGAATGGGTAGTCTTTCTAGATAGTAATGGTGAATGTTGGACCTTTAAAAACTCTGATATTCGCATTCAGAAGAATTATACTCTTCATCGAAACAATCCATCAGGATTCAACTCATGTACTACACAGATCCAGTAGATGAATGGAATTCAATTCATAAGGACGATCTATGGGTATATAACAAACTCTTTTTATCACACTCTCTGGGGTATCTGTGTGGTCCTGTAGGCGCCTCTGTTCCCTCTCCAGACCATTATATCGTCCGACCAAGTATTAATTTACTTGGTATGGGACGATTTTCTCGTATTGAATGGATCTACAAATATACTGATCACTTTCATCCATCAGAATTCTGGTGTCAAAGATTCTATGGTGATCATATAAGTGTTGATTTTAGAGATAAAAAAGCACATCTAGTTGTACTAGGAGAAAGAGATGATGATAGTTCATTGTACAAATGGGAAAAGTGGACTAAGATAGAGCAAGAAATTAAATTTCCAGAGATATTAAAGGACTTAAAAGGAAATTATGAGTGGATTAACTGTGAATTTATTGGAAATAAACTCATAGAAGTACATTTTAGACGCAATCCAGACTTTCGCTATGGCAATTCTGTTGCAATTCCTGTCTGGAAAGGGGAGAAGGTAGAGGAAATAGATAGTTTTACCTTTGTTGAGGATGAAGATTACTTGAGAGAAGGATTTTACATTGATACTCGGGATAGCAACCCCGTAAAAAGTTCTGATTTTAACGAATCAGGAGCACAAAATGGACCAGAAAATGATTAGAGAGATCGCAAACGACGATTTAACTCCAAAAAAACACGATTTTACTCACCAAAACGAAATTCATTCAAAAATTCGCAATGATGAAGACTATGATGATTGGGAATATGGTACTGAACCACTCTATGAGTTCAAAAAACCCGAATAAATAATACAGATTTTGTACTTTTTATGCCTCTAGAGCGGGTCAGTAAAGGATTCAAAGACCTGAGTATGACCTTTCAGGCCAATCCACTCAATTATGACCTTATCGCACTCAAAAATGAGACTGCTATCTCTCGCTCTATTCGAAATTTAGTATTGACTTCTCCTGGAGAACGCTTTTTTAACCAAGATTTGGGTTCAAAAGTAAGTCGTTCTCTTTTTGAAAACGTTGACGATATTTCTGCCTCTATTGTTAAAGATGAAATTGAAAATACAATCCGAAATTATGAACCAAGGGTTAATTTAATCTCAGTAGAAGTATCACCAAATTATGATGAAGGCGAATTTAATGTGACAATAAATTATAGAATTGTAGGTATTGATGTTTTACCTCAACAGTTATCATTTGCACTCCAGCCAACACGATAAATGGCACTAGTTAATTTTACTAATCTAGACTTCGATCAAATAAAAAGTTCAATTCGCGAGTATCTAAGAGCGAATTCAAACTTTACTGACTACGATTTTGAAGGATCAAATCTCTCAACTTTGGTCGATGTTTTAGCATACAACACATATATTTCCTCATATAATGCTAATATGATTAGCAATGAGGTTTTTATTGATAGTGCAACACTCAGAGAGAATGTGGTTTCTCTTGCAAGAAACATTGGTTATGTTCCACATTCTCGTTCAGCGTCAAAGGCAAATATTTCTTTCTTTGTAGAAACTACAGGATTTACTACAAATCCACTTACTTTAACATTAAAGAGTGGTGTTGTTTGTACAACAAACACTTCTTTTGGAAATCAAAGTTTCTCTTTTATTATTCCACAAGATATAACCGTTCCTGTAGTTAATCGAATTGCTTTATTTGAAAATATTAGCATTTACGAGGGGACTTATATTGTTAATAACTTTACAGTTAACTCAAATGACCCAAATCAAAGATTTATCTTAGATAATCCAAATATTGATGTAGATTCTATCAGTGTTTTTGTAAGAGATACTCAATCCAGTACCATAAAAAAACCTTTCAAAATACAAAAAAACCTTTTTGATATCAGTTCAGAATCAAGAGTTTTCTTTATTCAAGAAATAGAAGATCAAAGATATGAATTAATTTTTGGAGATGGTGTATTTGGAAAAAAACTTGAAAATTCAAATTATATTGAAGTTTCTTATAATGTAACTAATGGACAATCTGCAAATGGAGTTTCTTCATTCAATTTTAACGGTCGAATTGTAGATAATAATAACAGGGTAGTTACAACTGGCATTTCTATAATTACAACAAATTCTCCATCTCAAAATGGAAGAGAAATTGAATCTGTTGAATCAATTAAAAAGTATGCACCTAGAAAATATTCTGCACAAAATCGTGCTGTAACAGCTACTGATTACGAAACTATTATTCCAACAATTTATTCAGAGGCAGAATCAATATCTGTTTTTGGTGGAGAAGATTTAACTCCTCCTCAATTTGGAAGAGTTTTTATCAGCATTAAACCTATCAATGGACCCTTTGTTTCAAATCAAGTAAAGGACAATCTTGAAAAAGAATTGAGAAAATATGCAGTTGCAGGAATAGTTCCTGAAATTATTGATCTTAAGTATCTATATCTTGAAACTGATGTAACTGCTTATTACAATGCAAATGCAACTAGTGATTCAAAC